CTCCTGGATCTCACCGTCGTGGACCATGACGGTCCGGTTCTGGAAGTCAGAACGCTCGTCGAGGTCCTTGGCCCACACGGACATCTTGTCGAGGTCCTTGTGGCGAACCGCAGCCTTGGCGTCGACCGCCTTGGCAGAGGTGTTGAAGAACGCGTCTCCCCAGACGCCGTCCTCCTTCTTGGACAGGATCACGTGACCCAGCACCTGGCTGACGTCGTCGTGCTTGTGTCCGTAGACCAGGGGGACCTTCTGTCCGTCCTGATGCGCGAAAGCACCGGGGGCAATGGTGCGCCCGTCGGTGCATCGCAGGTTCGCCTTGGTGACGTAACCTGAGAAATCCGGCTCCATTTTGACCTCCTTCGGTCAGTCTGTGGTCTTCTTGTCCTTCTTGCTCGGTTCGGTCTTGGCCGCGCCGAGAGCCTCGATGACGGGACCGGAAAGGTACTTGTCCGTGACGGAGTTCGAGATGTTCTGAAGCGCCCGCTCGGCGGACGTCTGGAGAACCTTCTTCGTCGTGCTGGACAGCCACCCAGGGTCCTGCTGGTTCAGATTGTTGATCTTCGCGAGGGCCTCGGTACGAGCGTTGAAGAACTTGAGGTCCTGCTCGTCGAACTCGTTCGCTCGGCCGGCCTTGGCCTGCTCCGCAAGACGGTTGTAACGAGCCTGTGAGGTCTCACCGGATGCTGCTCCGACGACCTTGTGTGGCGCTGCCGCCGGAGGAGGTGCAGACTTGGTCCGCGGTGCCTCATGCGTCTGGCCGGTCTTGGAGTCTTTGACAAGGATCTTGTTGGGATCCGTGGGGTGCGGCTTCTTGCTTGCCCGCAGCGTTGCACGATCACGAATGATCCCCCAGTGCATCCCCTTGACCCCGTGCTGGACCATGTCAAGCTTGGACGGCTTGTCCATCGCTAGGTAGTCCTGTGGCATTGCTCACCTCCTGAGGTGGCGTGGGGTTGGGCGGCGTTGAGGCCGGCGATCCGTCAGGGAGGCCCTGGTCGGAGTTCGGCATGTTGGGGTTGCGAAGCTGGTTCGCCAGCGGATCCTTCGACGGCATGTAGCCGATCTTGGGCCGGATCTCATTCGCGGTGATCGCTGCGTTACGAAGCAGCTTGTCCACGACCTCCGCCAACTCCGAGATCGGAATCAGCTTGAGCGGGTCGCGGTAGATCTCGATGGAATGCCCGCGCGTGCGCGCGTTCTTCGAGAGGAACTTGCGCTTGAACTCGAGCGCCGTAGCGTTGGCGAGAGGCTCGATCGTGCGGTCGTAGTACTGATTGACCTTGTCCTGGTCGGCAGAGCCGTTCATGATCTCAGGGGTGAGACCGAGCTGATCGAAGACCATCTTGTAGAGGTACTCGATCTGCTCCAGGAGCTTGTTGGTGACAGGCCGGTTGAGCTGGATGACCTTCTCGGAGACATCGATGTAGCCAATGCCGAGTTCGTCATCCTTGAGCTGCTCAGCCAGATCGCGACGACGCTGCTCCGCGATCTCCTTGCGCTTGTCACCGCGGACGGTGTAGGGCAGCTGGAAGATGATGTCCAGCTTTCCGCTACCGGCGGCCTCGTCCAGGGCATCCAGGATCGCCAGCTTTCGCTGAAGCCTGGCGAGAATGCCGTTGGGCTCGTTCATGACCCCGTAGAACGGGTTCTCAACGATCGCCACCATGTCCTTCGGCAGCGTGATGGCCTTGGCCACTCCGCCAGAGACGGGGTTGCCGAGCTTGTCCACCTCACGATCGTCGTAGACCTCGACGGTCACCTTGCGAGTGAACCACTGCACCACCCTGCCCACACGGAGCTGGTTGATCGTGTATCCCTCGGAGAGTGTCGGGTCCAGATCGGCGTCGATCGGAACGATGGCCGCATGGCCCTGCTCGAACATCGTCATCGCGATGTCCTGCTTCAGGTGCTGGGCGGTCTGGTCGATGTTCGGGTCCAGTGTGAGGCGTTCGTGCAGGGTGTCCTGCACGACGTCTACCGCCGTACCGGTGGTCTTGTCCAGCATCGCGTGGAAGAACTCCACCTGACTGAAGTCCACCGCCAAGCGGGTGTAGATGGACGTCGTGATCGACCGATCGCTGACATAGCGAGCCGGCGGTCGGGCTCCACGGTTGACCGAAGATCCGGAGGCCGCGTTGGCCCCGTTGATCGGCGCATCCTCGAAAGCGTTCCAGGAGTGGAGCAGCTCTCGGGCTCGTCTTACGACTCGTCCCATAATCACCTCCTCAGTCGAATTGGTCGGGGTTCTCCTTGAACGCCACGTAGGCGTCCATCCAAGCAGACACGTTGTCGATCTTCTCGTCATTGCGACGCTTGGTGAGCTTGCGGTTGCCGTTCGAGTCTTCCCAGATAACGGCGTTACCCATGGTGTACTGCATGATCATCTCGTCGAAGATCAGACGCCGGTCGCGAGCGAGGTGCTTCATCTCACCCAACGGAACCGACTCAGTACGAGCGCCCTGCGCAACCCGGACCATCCCGTAGGGGCCCCAATCGCGCTCATAACGCGTCACGAACGCCTCAGAGTTGTAGACGTCGTAACCCATGGTGCGAATATCGTACTCGTGTTCCTCCCAGTGGCGGGAGACATCGTCGTAGACATCCATCATGTCCAGCGTTGCGCCCTCCATGATGATGAGGGTGCCCTCGGCCATAAACTGCTCGTACTTGATCCTCTGAGCGCCAGGAAGCATCTCGAGGGTACGGCGTGTGATGTAGCTGCGCGTTTTCAGGCCGAAACGGTCCCCACCCAGAGGGAAGAGGAACGTGAAGGCACAAAAATCGTCACCCCTGGAAAGGTCGACACCCAGCGAACAAGCCATACGGTTGAACCGCTGGACCATGAGATCGTGAGTGGGGATCGTCTCCTCGAACGTGAAGAAGAACGTGAACCCTTCCATGGGGAGGCCGAAACGCTTGGCCAAGATCTCGTTGCGGATGGCTGGGAACTGCTCCGCACGCTGGACATCCTCGGCGTAGGTCTCCATGGAGACCGTGATACCGAGGTTCGGGTTCGCCTTGATCCACTTCGTCGGGTCACCGACCTCGTGGACGTTATCCAGCTTGTAGTGGAAGATCGAGACGTTCCACTGCTCCATGTCACCCTTCAAGATGGCTGCGAGCTCCATCTTAATGGTGTCCCCGACGCCGTTACGCACGGTGCCTTCTGAGGAAATGGCTACGAGGATCGGGTCCTCGAACTTCTTCGCGCCCTGCATGAGCGCGTTGATGACGTTCTCACGAGTGTCGCCCGAAAGCCACTCGTCCACCGAGTTGTACTTGGACCGGAGTCCCTGCACCTTGTCGATGGACATCGGACGAATCTCCAGAGTGGAGTTCGTAAGAAAGTTTTCGATGCCCTTCTTGGTCGACGCGAGCTGCTGCCTGCCGGAGCGAGCACCGGTCGTGTTGTTCATCGACCCAGAGGTCAAGAATTCAAACAGCGGCCCTTTGTGTCGGGTGATCGCGATCTTGATCGGCGAGAGAACTTCCTCCGCCTGAATCATCGTGGGGGCAACGGTGATCTGCTGTGTCCGCGTCCGGTCTACCGTCAGGAAGTACGCCTGCAAGAACGCGACGTACATCGACTTGGCCGAACCACGAGCGACAATGAGATACTGCGTGTCGCGAAGACGCTTCTTGATGATCTTCTTGACGAACCGCTTCTCTTCCTTGTCCCACCGGTTCCGTTCCACATAGATGAACCAACTGAGCAGTTGCTCAGCCCAGAGTTTGAACGAGTCCAGCAGGTGGACGTCGCTTCCATCCGTGAGGGTAAGCTCTTCCTCACAGAACTCGATGAACCCATCGATCGCGCTGTCGTCGTAGTAGACGTGCGGGTTTCGGATGAGTTCATCGATTCGCTGCATCTCCAGCGAAATCTCCTGACACACAGGGATCTCGCCGGAGAGGACCTTCTGCCGAAACTCCTCGTAGTGCTTTGGAGTCGCTGTGTTGCTAAGCACTGCTACCTCAGTAGCCGCAGGCGACCTGCAGGCGGAACTGCAGTTCGGTCCGCTGGCGCTCGATGCTCCCAAGCTCGAAGCCGGTCTTGGGCGGGTCGAACATGAGGCGGACCTCGAAGTAGATGTAGCTCTTCACCGAGTTGATGGTGGAGAGATCCGTGAAGTCCTCCCACTCCTCATCCTCACCGGTGATTGCGTAGCCCGTGTTGGGCCCGACCCCGATCTGGTTGAGAGTGGCAAGGGCTGAGTTGATGTGGATGATGACGTCCGTGTCGAACGCCGTCTCCTCAGCCGGGATACCAAGCAGGTGCTTGATGTCCTGCAGGATACTGCTCATGTCGACCTCCTTCCATTTTGACGGTTGATCAGTTGTCGTCGGACTCCTCGTCGGGGAGCAGATGGGCATCTGGCTTCACCGTCAAGTAGACCTCAGCTAGAGCCTTGTCCATGACTCCGCTGTGCAGGATGTGATCGTCGAGCTTGTTGCCGACCTCATTGAGCTTCTCAGCCATGGGGGCAACGGCTCGAAGATGCTCAGTGAACCGTTCGTCGATGTCCCTGACCTGGGCCACCATCGGAACCGCGATGTGGAGAAGAGTCTCCATCGTCTGCTGGTTCTGTTCGGCGAGTTCGGTCTGGTACTTGACGTGGTCGTTGAGGTTCGGATTGGGGTCGGACATTCCCCCGTTCGTCTTGACCTCGTTCA